CTCGTTCCGTGGAGAGCCCTCCGGGGTTTGAATTCCGGAGTCCGAGGAGGCCGAAATTCAATTCTTTCACCTGTAGAAGGATGAGGTGAACCCGGAGGTGATATCGCCGAAAGAACGCAGAACACGCTCTACCTCAGCTTTATCATCCACGCCTGGAAAAACCCAGGACTCGTTCCGTGGAGCGGTATAGTTCTCGAAACAGTGAACAGAGTTATTAGGAACAACAAAATTTAACTCAACACAAGACCAAAGTGTGATCTGATCGATGGAAGCCTCGAATGCCAATTGCTCGGTTATCGATATACCATATAGCTTCTCTACAATGAACCTGCTTCCCGCACCAGGTTCTATGTGCGGCGGGAGTACTCCGATGCAGTTACGCAAGTACTCCTCCTTATCATACTGACTCATAGTATTAATGATGGATTTACGAACTTTGATGTGATCCGTGAGGGCCACAACATGTCTACCAAACTTCCCAAGTATGGGGCAACCATTATACTGATGTGCCATTGATAGGGCTTTTGACCTTAGTAGTTCAAGTAAGAGGGAATCAGAAGCATTGACATAGTTCTTTCGAACCCACCCGAAATTAATCAGGGCTTCTCGGGGATCAACAATAACAACCTTTTCATCCTGGTCGAAAACGTTTCCACAAAAGGAGGCGGTACAAACAGAATCGGGACGTTCCACTTTCATGTTCCATCCCAACTCCTTCCAATCCTCTACAGTAGGCACGCATTTTTCGAACTGCCAGGCAGAGATATTATCATCTCCTTCAGCTGATAGCTTTACTAAGCACATTCTGATCCAAGCCAAGAACAACACCAAAATATCTGTGGTAACACCGTTTCCTAACGATGTATTCATCTCTCCACTTTCGCGAAGGGATTTCAACCAAACAGAAAAATATTTGAAGATAAGGTGCTGGGGGCCAGTTAATACTTCCTCAATTAGCTTCATACGATGCATCAAAAGCGGGCTAGAACTACACATATAGTTATATACTTGAAACTCGATGTTTTCCATCACTAGTTTCGTAAAGTGGGCTTCATAAGATGTAGCATCATTGTTAGCTATACTTGAAAAACAATCCATCAATCTCTCCATTATGTAATCCGGTTGCTCTCTGGTTGGAACAGTTTTAATAAACTCTGGCAATTCATGAAACACTTGTTTGCCAATTAAGTCAAAAAGTGGTCCTGAGTAAGTTTTAAACCAATCAGCGCGAGAATTTATTGTCCGGCATGCTTTGTATTCAGGGTACGGTTCATCCTTAACAAAACTTTTAACGTCGGTCATTCTCTGATCAACAAAGGGATCCTCATAAGGGCGTTCTAACCAAGTCTCTAACAACTCTGTCTTTCGCTCCTGAGTATAATTGGCTCCTTCAAGCCAATACTCTACATATACCTTTGCAGGATCAATGGGAGTCAGAAACCTCTTACAGAAGTCATTAACAAAGATGTTGAGGCACGTCAACAGAATCTTACTAGCGGCTGGAGGCTCCATTCCAAGACGAGCCAACAACCCTATTATCACATTAGGTGGATAATTCGGATCTGGACGGCAGTTCACAACGCCGAAGAAATAAATGGGTAGAGTCCTTGACACGCATGTCTGGTCGGGACATGAATGTTGATTAACTCGACAAGCAAGGACTCTAATATCCTTTTTAATTTTATTTATGTCAAGTTTTTCCATGGGAATCTTTACTTGCCCGTGTCGATACCCGAACTGGTTGCGGCCAACCAGGTCGGGTATTATTTTAAAGGACAGGCAGTCTTACATTCGACAATGCTCATGGAATAGATCTTTTTATGTATAAACATACGAACAAGATCAAGAGCATGCCTGCGAGAGTCCTCTCCTCGAGACAGTGACAGTAAAAGACCCGCATCGATGCGCGAGTCAGCTCCCAAATCACGAACCAGGATGTTCTTCAACGCATTGTCCTCCTTATCGGAAAACACGGTTGTTGCCTTATTGGCGTTTTGCAGAACATTAATGCTTATGGTCATTGTCTTAAATCGACGGCCAGAAAACAAAGGTTCCGACATGTCAACAAAGAACTCATCAATGGAGTACATGAGAGTATGTTCATTCTCACAGTCAACGGTTGATGCAGTGAGAAAATAATGACCTCGCAATTCGAGATTCTTTTGGAAGGGGGCATATTCCCTATTCTGAGTTGGACGAAAATCCTGCTCATTCGAGATTATCGAGTCGACGTGGAATTTAAGCTCAAGCTTTGTTGTTTTGAACCAACGATAAGCGCTCTTAAAGAATCCGCGGGCAAGTCTAAATGGAAATCGGACAGCATGTTTTCCAATCTTCCTAGACGCCTTCATGTAAATACCTACAGTATTACACGGCTCCAATAATTCGACAGAGTGTGTGATTAGAGTTTCTAGTCTCTCCTGAATTCGATCACCATTTTCCTGCAGCTGGGAAGCAACCTCAGTTACATAGGCGTCTGTGCCGGTGTACAGCACTTCAGAAATCGTCGACAAGATTCTTACCACTTCTGGCAAAATTTCATCCTCCTCATCGGAATCCTCCGAGTCCGAACTAAATTCCAGCCTCTCATTGGCTTTCTCTTGCTCGTGAGCTTTAATCTCAGCGAACTTTTCGTAGGCCTTTTCGACCCCTACTTCGCATCCAATGTGATGACATGCTTGAACAATGTTGCCCGCTGTTGCGACAACCTCAAAAGCTTTGTCATAGAATGCGTCGAGATAAACCTGATTGGCTTTCAACTCCTCCTGACAGGTATGAACTGCGTTCTCAATCTTCACAAAAGTCCGATTACAGATTTTATGGTATGAGTTACTAATGTAACAAGAAAACCACTGCTCTTTCGGAACCTCTGTTACAGAGAGTTCGCTCACCTTGCCGGAAAAGAAGTCCGGAACTTCGAAGTCTTGACCAAGAAGCTTTCTGGTGCCATCCAACTCAGTCTCATTTCGTCGAACAACAGCACAGATTGCGTCTGATTCCATGGTAGTAATACCAGCTGCTTCGATGAGATCCTTGAGTTCCTTATTCTCCTCTTTGACCTCCTTAAGAGCGTCAGCGGTCCCCACTGCTTTCGCAGTGGTTTCTAACAGAGAATTACAGATGGCCTCAGTTTTCTTGGCCGACCTAGTACCTCCTGAAGACCCCGTCTTCGATTTCGAGTGACAATCAACGCAAAGAGGGTACTCTAGCTTAATCATCTTCGAACACTGCTTGCATTTATGCATGGCACACTTCGAACAAAAATCGAACTTAACAAGGATTGGGATATTACAGCCGGGACAGGACTTAGTAGCACGCTCCACAGTATGTGCAAAAGTACACGACAAATCAGTGCAGGTAGCATCAAATTTGCATTTACGGGGAGGGGCTTTCGCCTTCTTCGACTTATCCTTTTTATTAGCTAGGGATTTAGCTATCTTCTTATTCGGGCCGTTAGAACCCGAATCCGCCATTTGCTCATTGCCATACTGATTGAAACCAGGTTTGATTTCATTCGAAGTGTCGACAACGACTGCAGGTTTGAAATGCTCTTTCATAACCTTACGGTGAGAATAAAAAGGATCCTCAATCATCGCTTCCTTGGCTGCAGTTTCCTGCTGCTCAAGACGGGAGAGGTATTCGCCTAGATCAATCCAACCGGGCTTCATGCGACGCTCAATTTTTGCCGTTTTACCAGCAAAACTGTGACTTGACTGAACGATCTCAGTCGATCTGTTCTCCCACAGAACTTTAGGTTCCGGAATTGGAGACGCAGCTAGGTTTGCATATGTGGCAGCACTAGAAAAGTCAGCTGCTTCAGCAGGAAGGGGGTTGAATTCTAGGAGAGGATTGGGCCTATTCTTGTCTTTCATATAAGTCGGCAACAGGTTATAATGAACACTAACATCAACTTTATGAGCACGAGGGTAATTTTTGGCAGGACGAGGTACGTCCGCTTGAGCTTTGATAGCTTGGATAACGCGCTGTGCGCGACGCTTTTGTGTCCGGGTTGCATCCGGGTCCAAGAACAAAGTCTTCAACGCTTCATCAAATTTTACCTTATTCGAAAGGGTCCTATCCTCCTTGGAGGGCTTGAACGCTTGACCTAACTCAACCTTGGCTTTCTCATGGGCTTTCTTAGCCTTTTCCTTGCCTCGAAGTTCGGCCTTTCTTTTAGCAACAGCCTTTTTATTGTACTGTTGCCGCCAGACGGCATTCTCACTCTCCTTCACGCGCGCCATTTTCTCCTTGGCAGAGGGTACTCCTACGCGTGAACGCTCCTCTTCCGGGGGGTCAGAGGAGTGTTGGGGGTTGCTCTGGGACGCAACCCCCGCCCCTATTTTTGCACCCGGGGTGGGGTGGCTCGCTGTGCCCGCTGAGCTGCGGGACAAAGCCGTAATCGGCTCTGTAGACGATGAAACCACGAT